CGGCGGACAACGTCGAGTGCACCAAAGCAGGAATGTTTTGGGGTGTGTATAGCTCAATTGGATAGAGCGCCCTCAGCAGAGGGAGTTGAGCACTAACCAATGTTCGCAACACAGGTTATCTCATCCGGCTGGCCAGACGGTATATGGGTTCAAGCCCCATTGCACACCACCAAAGCATTTCAATCTTATCAACCAACACAACAGAGGAGCAAATATGCGACGGCAAAGCTACATCACTCACAAATAATCGGTACTACATAAGTTCACGAAAAACCCCGCGCGTCGGGGTTTTTTATGGGCCATACCCCAGCAACTTCACAGAGGTTGCTTAGTTATGACAACCGGCGGCCATCCACCGCCATTAAGCGCAGAAGTCAATTTCGTTCCGTCAGCCGAGCGTCATCGGCATAACAAGGAAATAACCATGACCAAGAAATTCGAACTCGTCGCCGAATTAACTAAAGAGTTTTTCGGCAAAAAATTATTCCGCATACGCGCCCTTGTCTCCTTTGGTGATGTTGATGAAGGCGAGCTGGGTGGTTGGGTAGAGAAAGAGGAATGTCTGGATCAGTCCGGCGATGCGTGGGTGTCCGGCAATGCGCAGGTGTCCGGCGATGCGCAGGTGTCCGGCAATGCGCGGGTGTACGGCGATGCGTGGGTGTCCGGCAATGCGCAGGTGTCCGGCAATGCGCGGGTGTACGGCGATGCGTGGGTGTCCGGCAATGCGCAGGTGTACGGCGATGCGTGGGTGTCCGGCAATGCGCAGGTGTCCGGCGATGCGCGGGTGTACGGCGATGCGTGGGTGTCCGGCAATGCGCGGGTGTACGGCGATGCGCAGGTGTCCGGCGATGCGCAGGTGTACGGCGATGCGCAGGTGTCCGGCAATGCGTGGGTGTCCGGCAATGCGCGGGTGTACGGCGATGCGCAGGTGTCCGGCAATGCGCGGGTGTACGGCGATGCGCAGGTGTCCGGCGATGCGCAGGTGTACGGCGATGCGTGGGTGTCCGGCAATGCGCACTGGATCACCGTTGGCCCAATCGGCTCAGAAAATGGCTTTCTCACTGCGTTCCGACAGAAAGATAACTCCATTATTGTGCGTCGAGGTTGCTTCTCCGGAGCGATTGATGAGTTCGAGCGTGCTGTAACCGAACGCCATGGCGATAACGATCATGGAAATATTTATCTGGCGTTAATCCCGGTAATCAAATTGCGTCTGGCGGAGGTATCGGAATGATGACAGTAATGCACTACGGAACCCAAACAGTATGCCGCGCTGCTATACAGCCCGGAATGCTCATCAAGCACCACGACACCACCTGGACGGCTTCAGCGAACGTCCGTGGCTGTCTCTATCTGCACCGCGGCTTTGAGCGCACCTACACCAAAGAGCTGCTTGTTGAGGTTTATCTCGACGGGCGCGGCGACGGCCTGAAGCACTAATACCCTCCCCCATTTAACGACCAGGCAGCCTTAACGGTGCCGGGATCCGCACAGCCAAAATTAACTACTGAGGTGATTTATGACACTCGAGACCACCGTTAAAGCCAGCAAGCTTGCCCGCCGCAAGTTCACACAGTCAGCACTTTATTATCGCGCGAAAGGTAACCGCAAGATGATGCGGATCGAGCTCAACCTTGCGCGCTTTGAGGTTGCCAATCAGCGTTATTTTCTCGGCCCAGCGCCATTCTAAGAGAGACAGAAAATGAAATTCGAAAAAGCCATGAGAAAGAAAGCCAGGCTACGGCTGGCACTTACCGGGCCGAGCGGTTCAGGAAAAACATACAGCGCCCTGCTGGTAGCAAAAGGCATTGGCGGGAAGCTGGCCTTTATAGACACGGAAAAAGGCAGTGCGTCGCTGTATTCAGATGTAGCCGACTTTGACGTGCTCGAACTGGATCCGCCCTTCTCTCCAGAGCGCTTCATTGAGGCAATCAAGTCAGCGGAAGATGCAGGATATGAGTCGCTGATTATCGACAGCATCACTCACGAATGGGGCGGCGTCGGCGGCTGCCTTGAACTTGTCGACACCATCGCAAAAGCGAAATTTCGCGGCAATAGCTGGTCGGCATGGAGTGAGATGAACCCGCGTCACCGGCTGTTTCTCGATGCCATTTTGCGCTCACCGATGCACATCATCGCGACTATGCGCAGCAAAACAGAAACAGCCCAGGTCGAAGAGAACGGACGCAAGAAAGTCGCCAAGTTGGGTATGAAATCTGAGCAGCGTGATGGCGTGGAGTACGAGTTCACTACTGTGCTGGATATCGGTCACGAAACGCATCATGCGATCGCCAGTAAAGACCGCACCAAGCTGTTCTCTAACTCAGACCCCGAGATCCTCAGCGAAGACACCGGTAAGCGGCTGTTGAACTGGCTTGAGTCTGGCGTCAATCCGCATGAAGAAGCGTTGAAGCAGTTTGTCTCTGATGCAGAAATCGCCGCTGGTATGGATGTGCTCAAGCCATTGTTTGAAGAAGCGTGGCGGACCCTCCGTGGCACTGAGTGCCAGGCGAAAGCGAAGGATGTCTATGACATCAGAAAATCAGAGTTAGAGCAGACACCACCGGAGGCATAAGTCGCCTTCCCTCACACAGGACGGCCCCGCCGTTACCGCTATGAAACCAGAATCGATCCTGACCATTCTGCGTAAAGACGCGCGGAACAACATCACTGCTTTCCACAGTTCACAGACAGCGCGCGGGGCTCGAGCCCATACAGCCGGGATAACACTCAACTATCACGAACCCTATTACGAGGGGTGGGCACCAGCTCTGGAGATGCAGGAGGTGTTCATCACCCCTGCAGCCCTGTCTCAAATTGAAGAGCACCTGGCCGTGGAGGTTTGGGGCAACGGAAAAATCGGTGGGCGAATTTATCGACTGAAGGAGGTTGTATGAAACGAGTCCCTCAATACCGGCATTCTGGCCGCCCTGGCAAGTTATCAGGTATGCGAGAGCGCGCGGTCTGGCTCATCACCAAGCGCGGCGGCCGGGCAACTGGTGCCGAACTGGCGGCGATGCTCGGCATCACCCTCATCGAGTTTAACCGGGTAGCACGCACTCTCACCCGCGGTGGCGGTCTGGTGGCAAACATCGTTGCTTCACCTACCTGGATAACCGAGACCGGAATCGTCGATAGGCACTTCACGATGTCGGCCCCGGCGCGGTATGTCGTGCAAACGTCACTGACGGCAAAGACTCGGTTATGTACTCGCCGCGCAATCTTTCATGCGGCAGAGGGTCGTCGCCAGGAGAATGTCGAGAAAGCGGCGCGCCGCAGTCGCCTGATTGCCGCAGGGCTGTACATCAACGAATTCGAGGAGGTTCTATGACGCATTCGCAAGATGACATTGTTGTTTATGGCCTTCGCCTGTCGTTCATCACAGGTAAAAACGGCTGGCTAATGCCATGGGGTGAAGTGGTCAGCAATCCATTAAAGGCGCAGCGGCTCGCTGAGGAATATCGGGACAGTCAGGAGGCGGCATGACAGCGAAATACTCACTTCTGTATGTCGATCCGCCCTGGTCTTACGGCAACACCATTAGCAACGGCGCCGCTGCTGATCACTATTCCACCATGAAGCTAATCGACATCAAGCGCCTTCCTGTGTGGGAACTTGCCGCCGAAAACGCGGTGCTGGCGATGTGGTACACCGGCACGCATAACCAGGAGGCTATCGAACTGGCCGAGGCGTGGGGGTTTACCGTTCGCACGATGAAGGGCTTCACATGGGTGAAGCTGAATCAGAATGCCGAGATACGCATTAACAAGGCGCTGGCCGAGGCTGAAATCACCGACTTCTACGATTTTCTCGATGTGCTGAACGCCGAGACCCGCATGAATGGCGGTAACCATACCCGGGCCAATACAGAAGACCTGCTGATTGCCACCTGCGGTGCCGGACTGGAACGCCTGAATGCCGGAATTAAGCAGGTCGTGTACAGCCCTCTCGGCGCTCACAGCGAAAAGCCGTGGGCAGTACGCCACCGACTGGAACTGCTTTACGGAGATGTGCCACGCATTGAGCTATTCAGCCGCAGCGCTGCACCAGGCTGGGATCACTGGGGAAATCAGTGCGCCACCGCAGCGGTAGAGCTGCTGCCCGGCTGCGCCATCGATGTTGTGAAAACGGAGGCCGCATGACGCCAGCAGCTTATTACAACGAAATCGACCCGTTCGCTGCGCAGTGGCTTCGTAACCTGATCGCCGGCGGTCATATCGCCCCGGGCGAAGTTGATGAAAGGAGTATTGAAGATGTCACACCTGACGACCTGCGAGGATTCACGCAGTGCCACTTCTTCGCCGGAATTGGCGTCTGGTCTCATTCCCTGCGGCTCGCCGGATGGCCTGACGATAAACCAGTCTGGACAGGGTCCTGCCCGTGCCAGCCTTTCAGCGCGGCAGGCAAAGGCGATGGGTTTGCTGACGAGCGGCACTTATGGCCCCACTTCTTCCACCTCATCAGCGAGCGCAGACCTCAGCATGTCTTTGGCGAACAGGTTGCAGCAGGTAACGCAAACTCATGGTTCGACCTTGTACAAACAGACCTGGAAGGAATGGACTACGCCTTTGGGCTTTTGCCGTTTACGTCAGCGAGCATCGGTGCCCCGCACATCAGAGAGCGGGCCTACTGGGTGGCCCACGCCGGTAGCGAATACGAATCCGCAGCCGGAAACGAAACGGGGATTACAGCACGTCTCCGGAGCAGCTCGACTGACAGGCTGGCAAACCCCGGTGGCGAACGACTCAACAGGGTCGACTCATTGATACAGTGGGAAGAATCAGAACGGGCAACCAAAAGTGTGCCTGAAGCTGCCGGGCACAGCGTTACTGGCGGGATGGGTTACGCCGACAACTCGCGACTGGAAAGACACATCAGGGATGACAGCGCAGCGGGAAGGGAAAGAGCGACTGGATCAGCTACCGCGCCAGGCGTACACATGCGGGCCCTTGAGGTTAACGGTTTTTGGCGAGATGCGGACTGGCTCTTATGTCGAGATGGCAAATGGCGTCCAGTTGAACCCGGCACATTCCCGTTGGTTGATGGGGCTGCCGCGCGCCTGGGACGTGTCGAGCCCGGGGTGGCAAGAGTGGCAAGCAGCAACCGCGTCGGCCGACTCAAAGGCTACGGTAACGCCATAAACGCACAGGCTGCGGCTGAATTTATCAGGGCCTATATGGAGGGGTTATGACTCCAGAAACAGACAACGCCATCCGCGCCGCCTGCCGCCGCTGCACCGAGGAAATCCAGCAGGCCATGCGCAAGAAGCCAAAGCCTAACTGGAACGAAACTGTGCCTCCCATCATCAACAAGCATCACAAGAAAATTGAAGCTCTTGGAGTTAGCCTCCTGGAGTTCGTCGTATACACAGGGAGGCTTAATCGCCGCTACGGAGTGGAATCGTGAGCAAATATCCAAGGGTTGGCAGCGTGTCAGCCAAAAGCAAAAACACCTCCGCTAAATGCAAATGCGGTGCAGTGGCGAAGCATAAAACGACCGTGGAAGTGAATATTTTCCGTGGCGATGATGAAGTAGTGTGGTCTTGTAACGAGCACAAGAAGGACTGTGCATTTCTGGTCGGTGGGCAAGGCGGTGCAGCATGAGCATGGAAAAATTCATTAAACCATTCCCATTGACCGACATTACCACCCCACGAAATGGTGCTGAGGTATTGCTGGATAACTACTGGCTTACGAAAGATGGGATGTACTTCAAATCAAAGCTCGGCGGCACTCACCAGTGCAACCGAGATAAGCGCGTAGTCGATAAAGTTTATGCCGACCTCCTGTCATCTGGATATGAATGCACTTACATCCCTATCGCATATATCAAGAGAGGGCAAGCATGAAGGCATTAATCACCAGGTCGCTAAAGCGGCCTTTTTTATTGCTGGCGTTCACCTTCAACCGAATTAACCGACAGTTCGCGGAGTGACTATGGAAGATTTTAAAGGCACTAAAGGTAATTGGTCATACACCAAAGAGACCGGAACAATTCGCGGTGATGGCGGCCTTCTCGCTGAGTTACTGATTAATGGTTCCGAAGACCATAACGGCACGCTCATGGCTGCCGCACCTGAATTGCTGGAAGCGCTGCAATTATCACTTACCGCCATGAATGAAATGGGCGACATCCTAAATTTTCACGACATGGCAGATGCAGAATCAGTAGAGAAGCTCACTCCAGCATTTGAAATGGCTCGTGCCGCCATCGCAAAAGCGCTCGGTAAGGAATAACTATGGCCGACATCATCGACACCGCAGCAGAGATTGAAGAGCTTCAGCGTAACGCTGCCCTTTCCGCTCACCGGATCAACCGCAACGCCGTATCAGCTGAGCATTGTGAAGAATGCGACGAACCAATCCCGGCGCCGCGACGCGCTGCCGTTCCCGGCTGCCAGACATGCGCTGAATGCCAAAGCATTATCGAATTGAGGAATAAGCAGCGAGGTGCGTGATGTTTGCACTCATTCAAAGAGGTCAAATTTACGCTGACCAGCATGGTTGGCCCATCATCATCCATAGCTGCACTTCACAGATAGTCCGCTACTGGCGACAGGGCCGGATCAACACCGCTTCAATCGACCGATTCAACAACGACTTCGAATATCTCAATCACCGTGAGGCGGCACAGATACGCGCCGAACTGGAGAAGAGCGAACACATTAAATCGCTGCGTGCACAGCGTGCGGCTTAAGGAGAACTATGAGTACCATCCAGGACATCCGAAACCAGCTATCAACCCTGGTCACCGAGGCGCATAAAGTAGCGTGCACCTTAGAGATTGGTGATGAGCGCACCGAAGCTTTCGAGCTATACGAAGCGCTTCGCCGACTTCAGCGCCAGGGTGCAGCTGGCGAGATTCTTTCCGCTACCAACCCTCTTCTGGCCTCGCCTTATTACGACGATGACTGGGAAGAGGACGACGACTGACGCAACTGATAGAAAAATTTAATCAAACAGCCCATCAGGGCTTTTTTTACGCCAGGAGATGAACGAATGCGAGTAGATAATGAAGTTCTGAACGTGTTGAGCGCAGCAGAGTGCAATGGACCACAACTCTTTCTTACCGGTCAACTTGATCGCCACCTCTACACCAGAACAAATAA